GATCACAAGGTCGCCCTTCTCGTTTACTTCAGCCCATTCAATCATGACTTTTCCTTTTAAAATTTCCCACACCTTCGCCGGGAGCGTTCTGTCTGTCTATACAAGCTTGGCACTTCCACAGTTTACGATTGAGCCTCGTCATAGGGACAAGCTTCACAGCCTCCCGGCGTTGGCAGCTTTGGCATGTTTTGCCGGTCATAGCGTCCTGACAATCGCGCAATAGCATCGATATGCATTGACCGGATCAGCAAGCGCAGACTCCCATGCGTCGTCAATCTCAGCCGGTGAAAGTTTGAAATGCCGCACTGCCTTGTTAAATTTAAACCGTAGCTGTTGGCGTTGAATTACCATTCTTCAAGTCCTCATGCGTGTCGAGCAGGTCTTGTGGCGGCGTGGGATGCCAAGTGTTTAGGGCGCGATTAAAGAGCTTGATCATCTTTTCCTTGTCGCCTTCCGGAAACGTGATTGCATACACGCCATTCATTTTGATCAGTCCGACCATTTTATCCCCTTTGAAGTCCGGTTTTGGCATACCAAAAATCAAGCAGTCCGCAGAACATCTTCCAGCCTCGCTGAAGGTCATCTTCCGACCATTCTACAATATGCACCAGTCCCGGCTTCGTGACGCTGACGAAGACGTTTGCGCACCGTGCAGAGGGCAGATCGATCCCCATGCGATAGGCCGCAAGCTGCATCAAATGCTCGTCATAGCCTTTCGGAAGGTTGTCCGGACCGAACTCCTTCGACTTGATATCGATCACGCCACCGACTCCACATAGGTCCAGCTTGCCGCCGAAGCCAAGCTTGGTAGCGAACGCCTTCTCCGGTATCCACTGGTGCGATCCGAAGTGCAGGTCGATTGCCGTCCTCGCGCCCTCGATGTGATGTGCGTATTCCCCGCTAACCTGCTCTCCGGCGTAATGGCCCTCGATGGCGGTATGTAGGGCAGTCCCCCGCTCGGAAGCCTTGCGACCGGTTTCCTTGCTGTCCTTCATGATCCGGTCGAGGTAGTCTTCCTCGGACTCGCCGTCAATCAACGGGAGGGTCAGGGCGGCATGGAGAACCTGTTGCTGCTTCCATGCGTCAAGGCCCGGAGAAGCGGCCTGCCTGATGATCGTGGTCACTGATGGCACCAGACCTATCTTGCGGGCGTCCCGAAGCGTTGTGGGCCGCATAGTGCCTTTCTGGGACATCACCTCATAGGCTGGATATCCGTCCTTGGTATACCAATGCTGAGATTCTGCAGCATGCACAGGCTTTGATGTCATTAGCGTCATGTTAATCCTTTGCCGGTAGAAGTGATTTGAGGAACTCAACCTCAAGAACGGCGCACATCACCGTCTGATCATCAGTTGCTTTGGCTCCGTATGCGTTCATTTTTTTATCGCGTTTTCTTACTGCCACCATCCAATCAGAATACGGAGTATTTTTGCAATATTTTTTTCCAGTCACCTCGTAAACGGGACATTTTTCTTCATTTATTGTTTGGCAATCCAACATAAATCTTTGGCACAATGAGCAATTATCAGTTCCCTTATCTGATGCAGTTCCATCAATAATTTTTTCCCATTTTTTGATGCTTCCTTCCAATGCTTTTCTCGTGGCATATTTCATTTTTAGTCCTCTTTGTCTGTTCCCGGTTCGTATTCAAAATAGGCGCAAAGTTTCACGGCAAAACGAGGGAACCGGCTGCAAACCAGTCCCCTCTGATGCCACTTGCTCCATCGGCAGTTGAAGCAAGTCATCCGTTAGAACGGAATGTCGTCATCGTCTTCAAAGCTATTGCCAGAGGACTTTTTGCTGCCCTGAGGCTTATGCTCGCCGTTCTTCATCTGCCATTCCGGCGAAGACATGATCTGATCCTTGATGTAGTCGGTGAACGACTCAAAGACCTCCATGTTCGGCTCATCGATGTCGAACATGACCTCAGGGTTTACACCCTCAGGCAGACCGGCTTTCTTGATGGCCGAAGGGACGCCGGAGACTCCGGTGATGTTGGCGTAGGTCTTGCCATCACGATCCTCATGGCTGATGTTGATCATGCACCATGCGCCGATGATGTTCTTCAGGCTGAAACCCATCAGTTCATCGTTGGTGAACTGCTTGCCGCGCCATGCAACCAAGAACGCACGGAGAGCGGCCTTGTCGGCCAGTGACGGCGTGAACTTGCGCGAGACAACCAGCGGGCGACCGTCATCGGTCAAGAGCGGATTACCGTCAGCATCTTCGCCGTGAAGTTCCCAGCCAATGATGATCTTCTTCATCGCCTTTTCGGTCCCCTTCCAGACGACTTTCTGGGTGCCAAGGTCGATGATCCGGTAGCATCGTGCGAGATGGCTACCTGCGGGTGCGGGCTTGAAGTCCCCGCCAGTGTTAGCTACGGTTAAACTCATTTTCAGTTTTCCTTTTTAGTCCACATCCAGAATAAATAAAGTCCCAATCTTTTTCAGAGGCTTGGTTCTTTTCGGCGCGAAGTAGCACCTCTTGCAGTTTCTGCTCACGTTCAAGCATCAGTTGGTGATGCCAAGCGTCCATCATGCACCGCCCTTCTTTTTCTTCTTTGCCGCCTTCTCTGCCAAGACATGCTGGCGAACCGCCATGTCGTAACAGGCCGCGAGGGTGGTGTAAAACGTCTTGCGGGTCCTCTCGGCCCGAAAGCCAATCACATCACCCGGCTCTAGGGTAACGATAAACCGTCTGCCCCTGTGCGATCCGACCGACTTGCGCTTCACTGCTTTGTTCAACATCGTAGTCATTGCTACTCCTTTCCTCTCGCCGTTATTGGCAGTTGCGAATATACGCCAACACGGATATGATGTCAACACCTTAAAACAACCGGAGTCAAAAAGTGCGCATCACCCCTAGCAAAATCATCGACACTTTGGGCGGGACGGCAAACACTGCCACCTTGGCCGACTGTGCGTGGTCTACCGTCAGCGACTGGCGGAAGATGAAGCGGATTCCTGATGGAAAGCTGGTGCTGCTGGCCTACCCGATGGAAGTAACAACTAGCGGCAAGATTGGCCGCAAAGAACTATTCCCGAAAACATGGGCGCAGATTTGGCCCGAACTGAGAGACGAAAAATGAAATATCAACAGCATCCTCTGAGTGCGTCATGGTCCGCGATGGACGAAGAGTCTTTCAAGGCTCTGATTGATGACATCGACGCGAATGGCGTCCGCAATCCGATTGTCCTGTATGAAGGCAAGATTCTTGACGGCTGGCACCGCTATCGCGCCTGCGCAGAACTGAACGTCAAAAAGCCTCCGATGATCGAGTATGACGGCGGCGATCCTGCAGGCTTTGTGCTGTCAATGAACCTGCACCGCCGTCATGGATCACAGAGTCAGGTGGCCTTTGCCATTGCCGACATGGCGAATTGGGTTGAGGCATCAGGACGCCCATCAGCAAGCGTTGCTTCCGCCCTGAAGATGTCAGTCATGAAGGCTGCTGCAATTGCCGGTGTATCCGAGAGGACGATGGCGGATGCGAAGGCCGCGACAAAGGCTGCTCCTGAAGTGCGTGATGCAGTCATGAAGGGCGAGATGCCGGTGTCGAAGGCTGCTAAGCTTGCCAAGCAGTCGCCGGAGAAACAGCGCGAGGCTCTGAAGCAGGAACCCAAGTCACCGGTAAAGCGCGAGGAGACTGTCCCCCTGTCGCAATACACCAAGCTGCAGCAGGAATACGAGGAGCTTTCGCAGAACTACCATGCCCTGTCGGTTGAGCTTTCTGCCTGTGAGGCTGTCAGAAACGGTGAGCAGGTTTCCGAACTGAAGAAGCTGCACGGCCAGATCATGTCCCTGACGCAATCGCGGGACGAGTGGCAAAACAAGTGCGCCGAGCAGACCCGTCAGTTAAATTATCTTTCCAACAAAATGAAGAAATCTGAGAAGTAGCACCGTTGATTTATAAGGCTTTTTTGTAATTTAATTCTGCAATTTTGCAGTATTAACAGATTAGAATTTTAATCGTGGAGAAAATGAGTGATTATTGATTTGAGGGACTATCAAGAGAAGAGCGTAGAGGATTTGAGGGAAGGGTTTCGTGGGGGTCATCAGTCACAGATTTTGGTGGCTCCCACAGGCAGCGGTAAGACGGTAACGGCGTCTCACTTGCTTGGTGAAGCTCAGAAAAAATCTTCACGCGCATTCTTTGTGTGCGACCGAGTGGCACTGGTTGACCAGACTTCGACTACTCTGGACCGCTACGGCATTCAGCACGGCGTCATGCAGGCTGATCACTGGCGGGCGCGTCCGTGGGAGCATATTCAGGTTGTGTCTGCGCAGACTCTGGCGCGGCGCAAGATCGAGGACATGCCGAAGCTTGTGCTTTGGGACGAGTGTCACACGCTGTATCAGAGCGTCCTGAATTTTGTCGAGGGGAAAAACATCCGCGTCATCGGGCTGACGGCGACTCCCTTCACAAAGGGCATGGACAAAATTTTCACCAATGTCGTCAACAGCACGACGACCAATCGCCTGATCGAGCAGGGCTGGCTGGTGCCGTTGAAAGCCTACGCGGCAAAAGAGATTGACATGACCGGCGCTGAAGTGAAGTTCGACGGCGAGTGGAAGGATGCTGAGATGGAGAAGCGCGGCATCCAGATCGTCGGTGACGTTGTGGAGGAGTGGGTGCAGAAGTCGTCACAGTATTTCGGTGGACCAGCGAAGACGATTGCATTCTCTGCGACCGTCGCTCACGGTGAGGAGCTTTGCCGTCAGTTTCAGGCGCGAGGCTTTAACTTCCAGCAGATCAGCTACAAGGATGGGAACAATGATCGCCGCCGTGAACTGATCGAAGAGTTTCGCAAGGCTGACTCTGAGATTGTCGGTCTTATTTCCTGCGAGGCTCTGGCGAAGGGCTTTGACGTCACGGACATCAAGATTGGCATCGGTGCGCGTCCGTATCGCAAGTCCCTTTCGGGTCACATCCAGCAGCTAGGCCGTGTGATGCGTTCGCACCCCGGCAAGGAATTCGCTCTGTGGCTGGATCACGCGGGCAACATGATGCGGTTCATGGATGACACGCAGACTGTATTTGAGAACGGTATTGCCGAACTTGACTCAGGAGCCTTGGATGCAAAGCTGCGCAAGGAAAAGACTGCGGAAGAGAAGAAGGACAGCAAGTGTCACTCCTGCGGGTTTATTCATACGCAGAAGATTTGCCCCGCATGCGGCGCTGAGCGTCCTGTCCGTCGCAGCACGGTCGAAGAACGTGCGGGTCAGTTGACCGCTCTCGACATGAAGATGAAGACCATGAACGACTGGCAGAAGGACAAGAAGCTGGTCTGGAAGGAGATTTGCCACATCGCTGCAGACATCAAGGGGGCTGACCGTTTCGGCGCTGAGAAGTTTGCCTTGGCTCAGTATCGAAACGTGTATGGAACGTGGCCTAGGTCCGCGTATCACATCGACACGAATGTTGTTCCGCGTGAGGTGGTCCGGAATAACGTCCGTCGCATGCTGATCGCCTACCGGCATCGCATAGCGAAGAAGAGCTTTACCAAGCTGGCGGATGGCTGACATGGACTTTCTACAACATGCATCAGCCTACGGGCTGAATATCCGGCACCTGATTTCCGATGGCAAGTGGCATCGGGTGCCGACCACGGACAAGCCTCGCAAGCGCAATGGGGCCTACCTGTTCGACGGCAGCAAGGGAGTCGTCCGGAATTGGGCGACGATGGAAGGCTACGCGACATGGCCTCCGAAGGGCGAGCGGATTGAAATTGTCGATCCCCTGAAACTGCGGATGGAGCGGGAGAAGGCCGACAGGGAAGAGGCCGGAAGGCGTCACAGGGCCTCCATAATCGCTCAGAGCGCGGTCGGTAGGGCCAAGCCCTCAAAGCACCCCTATCTTGAGCGCAAAGGCTTTCCTGACGCGATTGCGATGGTATTGGAGAGCGAGTTGATTGTCCCGATGAGGAATTTCAAGACCAACAAGCTGACCAGCATCCAGCGGATCAACGGTCATGGGGAGAAGAAGTTTCTGGCCGGTGGGGAGACGAAGGGCGCGGTGTTTATCATGGGGAAGAAGCGGTATCCGGCAGTCAAAATCCTCTGCGAAGGCTACGCGACGGCGCTGTCCATCAAGGCTGCTGCCGACGCCATGCACAAGTCCTGCGAGGTGTGGGTATGCTTTTCGGCATCCAATCTGGTCTACGTGGCCGAGCGGATCGGTGGTGATCGGGTTGTGGTGGCCGACAATGATGCCTCAAGGACGGGCCAGAATGCCGCCAGATCGACTGGACTGCCTTGGTTGATGTCTCCGGTCGAAGGCGAGGACTTCAACGACTACCACCGGCGTGAAGGGCTTTGGGCGGCTGTGAAGTTGATGAGGGTGCTGATTACCACATGAAATGCGGTATTTCGTGTGGTAGTCAAAAACGAAATGATTTCGTATTTAAAGGACGCAACTTATGAACATCAAGCTAAACGAAGCAGAACAAAAACTTGCAATTTATCTAGCAAAATCAAGGTATAAGAACGCTAGAGGAAAAAACATTTCCAACCAAAAGATTGGCCCTCAAAGTAATGAAATGACTGATCTAAACGGGATTGGCGCAGAGATTGCGTTCTGCAAAATCAACAATTGTTACCCCGATACGTCGATAACGGAAAAGCTGCCTTTTGCGGATGCCTTAACCGGCAATGGATACTTTGTTGATGTGAAGACGACAACATACCAAAGCGGCCACCTTGTTGCGGCTAAGTGGAAGACAGGCGAGGGGGTTGATTATTACTGCCTTGTTATTGGTAATTTTCCGGAATATCGGATAGCCGGTTACATGAAAAAAGATGAGCTTCTGCAGGATTCTAGGCTCAAAGATTTGGGTCATGGAAAAGGATTTGCAGCGGAGCAAAATGAGTTAGACGAAAAAATAATGGTATCGCTTGACATTGGGTGATACAGGATTTAAGATTCAAACGCCTGTGAAAAAGACAGGTCGCTTCAGCGGTGGAGCGTGAAGTATAGAGAACCCTTATACGCATTGGGTTTCGGTCTTGATGTGCGACTTTCTATACTTTGCGCCCATCATCACCGCGACCTGAAACCCAAGCCGTATAAGGGTTTTTTCATTGGCCGTTCTGGCCGCGTTAGCAGTGGACCCAATCCGGGTTGCCGCCAAGAAAACGGATACAGCGTGAGGAGCCGAAGTTCGGGCTACCGGGGGCAGAACCTGAAGAATCGCTGGGACTGGTCGTATCGTCAAGTCCGGGGCATACGGTGAGAATCCGTAGCATGACGATCAGCGCAAGCTGGGTGGCGCTCAAAGACCTCCTTCCTACTCCTTCAATGGGGTAGGGGGGTCTTTGGGTGGAAATTATCATAAGACCTGTAGTTCAAGCTCCGTCAAAAAAAAGAATATACGCAACCGCGAATAACTGATAAGGTGACTAGATGAAAAACGCACCCAAAGAATATGACAAGGTTTTATATTATTTAAATAACATTATTGTTGGATGTAGTGATGTAATTTCTGATGCAAGAAAATACAAAGAAATTCATAAAGACGCAGTAACCGTTGCAAAGCTTGTAAAAAAAGATTGTTGTTTTTTGCGAGAGGAATTGGAAAAGTTATGGACACCTGCTCAGAAGAATACAGACACCGATGCGAAGTAAGGCACCTAATCGCAGAAAGAATTCGACGCGGACCGGATGGGAAGATGTGGCTGCAAGGCTATCTAGTAAAGCTACACCAGCCGCGAAGGCAGAATCTGGAGCAAGACATCCGCCAGCAGTGGAAGGCGGGAAACAGGGGGCAGCGCGGCATGTGGAGCGTAGTCAGCTAGAACTGCTTTTTGAGTCTCAGTTGAAGATGGTCAAGATCGGTGGCTACGTGACTGAGCATCGATTCCATCCTGTGAGGAAGTGGCGCTTTGACTTTGCATGGCTGGATCGGTCGATAGCCGTCGAGATTGAAGGTGGAACGTGGGGAAGAAAGTCTCGTCATACAACAGGAAGTGGATTTGAAGCGGACTGTGAGAAATACAATGAAGCTGCAGCAATAGGTTGGACGGTGTTCCGGTTTACCGGGAAGATGGTCAAGAGTGGAAATGCAATACAACTACTGAGAGAGGTGATGAAATGAGTGATATTGATCCGAATGACGCAGTGAATTACATCCTGAAGAACGCTCCGAAATATTCGAAGGCGCGAGCAGAACGAATTTATCTGGAAGAGTTTCGCAAGTCGAAGAAGGCGATCCTGTTCCGTGAGTCTCCTGACAAGACCATAGCCGAGCGCGAGCATTGGGCATACGCTCACCCTGAATATCAGGCCCTACTCAAAGGCATCCGAGAGGCTGTCGAGATTGAAGAGAAGCTGCGCTGGGACATGGTAGCCGCGCAGGCTAGGATTGATATTTGGAAGGCGCAAGAATATAGAAACGGGCAAGTCGAAAGACTGCTCAAATGATGTTCCCGAAGGACAAGCCCTATCGCAATGAGAACCTGCGCCGAGCGGTGGCAAGCCTTCCCTGTCAGAACTGCGGTCTGGAAGGCTCTACGCAGGCTTCCCACAGCAACCAGCTATCGGATGGACGCGGGATAGGGCATAAGACTTCAGACTCAATGCTGGCCGCTCTATGCTGCTCCTGCCACTACCAGATCGACTACGGCAAGAACATGACCCGTGAAGAGAAGCGGGTCGTCTGGAACATGGCCCACCGTAGCACCATGCGAGAACTGATCGAGCGGGAGTTGCTTGTTGTGGATGCCAAGAAGCTCTAAACTAAGACTGCCGGTATACCCCTGCCGGTCTTCTCCCTCTTTCCCCCGTTTATTCGGGGGTTTTTTTTGAAAAACTTGACCTAGGTCAAGAATACTGTATAAAAAACCAGTTGTTTTTTGTTCTGAAAAGCGTATTATTTTAACTGTAGCAAGAACGCTACGAGAGAAAAGGAGAAGAAATGAAGACCGAACAAATTGATCGCCTTGGTGTGTTGCTGGCTCAACAGGATGCACTGGATGCTGAAATCAAAGCTCTGAAGGCGCAGGTAATCGACCTTGGTGATGGCAAGCATGACGGCGAACTGTTTCGCGCTAACGTGATCCTCGCCAATCGCAACACGGTTGATTGGAAAGCTGTTGCTGCTGAGTGCAACATTCCTGCTGAAGTAATCAGCAAAAACACCAAGGTCGCTGCCGTCATCACGGTGCGCGTCACCAGCAAGTAATCAACAGGGGCTTCGGCCCCGATTTAATGGAGAAGAATTATGTTTGACATGACATTCCACGGCGTCAAAATCAACCGTGTTGTAAAGAACAAAAACGAAGACGGCGCTGCGGGTCCGTATGTTCGCATGGAGATTGTGGATCGGCACGGCAGCGTTTCCGAACTCTGGTTTTTCATGGAAGACCAATCAGCATTCAACGAGATTAGCGATGAAACTGAATCAGGCGATTAGACAGGCAATCAAAGAGAGCGGAGAACGGCGTAGTCTCTACTACGTTGTTTTCCACGATGGCGAGTATCACGCTTGCGATGAGGATGCATTGTATTTAATTTTCGATCAGTCGCAAGTAATCGGCAGTGCTGACAACGGAAAATGGGAGAGGACATGAACGAGAAATTGGAGAAGGCTGTTCAGTATCTACGGGATCGAGGCATCAACATTCTTGATGCTGGCAACAAGTTTCTGCCGACCGACGCTGCGCATACGGACATTGCTGTGACGTTCACGCGGTATCGCCGGGAAGTCTTGGATCAACCGTTTCCTGCGGTGATAAGGAAACGCAAATGAGACACAAACACGCAGACCTTATCCACGCATGGGCGGAAGGTGCGAAGATTGAGTTTTTTAATTTTGGGCGTTGGCAAGAAGTTTCAACCCCGTCGTTTTGTCATGATCTGGAATACCGAATCAAGCCGAATCCGGATGTGGTGAAACTGTATTACAAGGTAGGCGAGATGTTTTCCGAGTGCTTGGAGGAAAGATGCACTCACAAGCACGTTCTTTGCTGCGCCTTCGACGGTGAGACGGGTGAACTTAAATCTGCGGAGGTGATTAAATGATTCCGATTGACGAACAGATAGCGGACGAGATTGATGCGTTTGAATTACACAGGCAGATTCACTGCAGACTTGATCCAATGATGGCTGCGAAGATTGCCAGCCTCCAACGCCTGAAAGCCATTGATGCGGTGCAGGTGCCGGATTACCCGACTATTTGGGCTGGCGGTGGGGCTAGGCCTCATGTGGATAAAAAAGATTACGACACCCTGCGCGACCTGCTGAAAAGGGAAAGCGCGGACGCTAAACACTACCGCAAAAAGTCAGACATGCTATCCGATGCTGCATTTAACTCCGAGGAACGCGCCGAAGCAGCAGAAGCCATAGTGGCTGGGTGCTGCGAAGTGTTCGACTGTAGGCCGAGCGAACTTGCAGAGAAAACGCGAGAAAGCAAAGAAGCAGAAGCCAAACTCGCAGCCATCAAGGAGCAAAAGAACAAAGAAATAATCAATCTGGTGGAGGCGGCGGAACCGTTAATTAAATATGCGCGAATGAGGGCTGCAAAACCTATTAGAGGAACGGATGACACGATTCACTCAATCCATGTTGGTACCGAGTGGGAGGCAGAACTTAATCAATCCGACTTACTGAGGTTGGCTGAAGTTGTGGCCGCGCTGAATAAGGAGCAATCGTGATAAAGAGAATTGATTACTTTTTCCCTAGAGCAGCCGTTCAAATATTCGGAATATTGTTTTTTACGCAGTTGATAACTGATTTTATTGCCACCAGAAAAGCCGGTTATGAATGGGTTATTTACATCTGTGGAATTGCTTTTTTACTTTCGTTGGTATGGTCGCTAACGGTAATTTTTTTAAATTCCGTCAATAGGAAGGAGCAATCGTGAAAGATCGTATCGAGGAATTGGCGAGAAGTATGTGCAAGACAGATAATCTTTCAAGCCCATCATCCGAGTGGTTTTTAACTACTGACGGATTGGCTAAACAGGCCATCACACTAGCCGTCAACGAAGCCCTTGAACTGGCGGCGAAGGAGTGCGGCGCAATGGTTATGTATCCCGGTGGGCGATGTGAAGCGCCAAAACATCAGGACGTATGGGCCGCAGCCGAAGCTATCAGGAAGCTGAAGGTAAAGGAGTGATCATGACCAGACTTGATTTCCTGCTGAAGACCTTCGCTACCAACACCGAGCAGATGAAGGTTATGTTGGGTACTCAGCAGACGATAGTGGACACGCTTGGTGAGAAGAAGGAGTGGGTGGTGCTGACAGATGAAGAGATTGAGAAGTTGCTTGATGAGATGTCCCTTGGCTGTTGTGCTAGAGATGTGCTAATTGTTCAAGAAAAACTGAAGGAGAAGAACAATGCAGGTTGAGTTTAAGGAAACTCTCGAAGAGATTAAGATGGAGTACGATCGTCGGCTAAAGCGTATCGAGGCGGCGTATAACCTGCTGGCTTCCCTGCACACCGAAACTATGTGCGAACTCGTGGAGACCCGAAAGCGCATGGATGCCATGTCGGCAAATTGGTGGTGGATGCTTAAACATCGTATCGCTGTAAAGTTGAGATTGCGAAAGGATTTGGAGTGATGAAATTATTCATGAGGTCGTATTTCGAGAAGACCGCTCGGGAAGTGAAGCCTCCGCTGGAGTATGAGGCTGTCTGCGTGTCATGCGCTGGCAAGCTTGGCGGGAAGATTTTTAGCTGGCTCGACATGAAGTGGTCACACAACAAGTGCGACGTATGCGGTAACAAGTGCGAAGTGGCAAGTCCTAAAGAATACATCTGGAGATAATCATGGACAACAATGCGCAGAACCGCGCCTGCACACGACTATTTGCATCAGTGATCCTTCAGGCTATCCGCGACGCATGCCTTCCTCCAGTCAACCGTGAGTCGAAGATGAAGCTGGAAGAGTTCGGCGGCAAGTGTCAGTCAGAGGTAGCCCTCGATGCGATGGACTTTCTGTTCGGAGACAACAAGACCTTCGATCTATACATAACGCTGCTCGACATGCATCCGGATCACTTTAGGTCCAAGCTGCTCGATGCGATGGAAGGTGAAGGAGACACAGGCTACTTCAACGTCACGATTGACGAGTCGCAGCGCAGAGCATTTCGATGGAATCATCAGCAGTATGTGAAGTTAATGGCTAACCGGCCCAAGGTTTTAAAAAACTTCCAAAAGGTCAAGATACTGCCTAAAAAAGAGGCAGTTATGATTCCTGTGTTCACGGAGTTAAACCAGCTTTCTCCGCCAATTTAAAACCTGTGCGCCTTTCCGTATTAATTTGGAATTAATACTGCAAAATTGCAGAATTAAATGCCAAAAAAGCCTTATAAATCAATGGAGGCACTTTCAAAAAATAGGGTGTTGACAGACATACGGCAAGGCGTATAATTGGCTCACATTCAACCGATGTGAGAGGAAAAAAGATGAAATTGTTCACCCGCGAAGGCCAAGAGTTCACCGGCACCGTCAACACGGACGAGAAAGGTCGTCTGACCTACACCAAGGCAATCACTTGCGACCGTTGCCATGTGATCAACGGACAGCGCCTGTGGATTATGGGGACAAACAACGGTAGCCCCTACAGCCACACCGGCTTTGAATGCTGGACCTGCGGCAACACTGGCGTCCGTCGCCATGTCGAGGCAAAGCTCTACACGGCTGAGAAGCTGGCGCAGATCAACAAGACTGCCGAGACTCGCGCCGCCCGCAAGGCCGAGGCCAGCCGGATCGCCTTTGAGAAAGCAGAAGTTGAACGCGCCGCCAAGCTGGTTGCCTTCCGCGCCGAGAACGTCGAATTTATCGCAAAGCTGGACACCTTGGACGGAGACTTCTGGAAAGGCTTCAAGGAATCGTTCATGCATCGCGCTATGGCCCCTACGGAGCGTCAGATCGAACTGGTTGAGGGCGAGATAGCCAAGCGGGCGGCGAATGCAGCCAGCGCCTTTTTGGGCAATGTGGGCGACAAGATCACAACGATGGTGAGGGTAGAGCGGATCATCGTCCTCCCCGACTACGGCTTCGGCGTCAATTACATCAACCTGCTGCGGGACGATGCCGGTAACGTGCTGGTCTACAAGGGGCTGACCGACATTGGCCAGAAGGGCGAGGCTGTCATGCTGAAGGCTACGGTCAAGGCCCACGACATGCGGGACGGGGTATGCCAAACCACGATCCAGCGCCCGAAGGTGCTGGAAGTTGCCTAATTTTCAGAAACTTGACCTAGGTCAAGAAAATACTAATGGGGCTTCGGCCCCTTCTTCTGGAGATATTCATGGCTAAGTTTTATGTGTGCATTGACGATACCGGCGCGGTGTTCGACTGCACCCAAGTCTACGGAGAGGCTGTGCAGATCGTTCGTGGCGCTGGTGGTGGAAGTGTTCATTCGATGGATGTCGCTGTCACTGCGGCGAATATGGCGAAGGTGCTGGGGCAGGTTGGCGGTTACGCAAGCAGCGTGAAAACTATTTACATCAAATAATCAACTTGGAGATGATCATGAATACATATGAAATCACGTTTTCTTTTGACCACGAAATTCACGGCAACACTGTTGGCAAGTTTCGCGTATCTGAGGATGCTCTGGACTCATATATGAATCGATTGAGGGCAGACGAAAGGATTGGCAGGGTATCTGACATTGCTGTGGAGCAACTGTGATGGATATCGAATGGTTCATTCTGGCTGCGGGATTGATCTGCGGAATGCTTGGTTGGATAGGCGGAACTCTGACAACAGGCAAGGAATTTATTTCCTTTTTTAACGATGTGGATCAACGACTTAATGGTAAAATACGGCACATGCTTTGGATGCGTTCACCGCATGATCCGGACAGCCACAAGATGCTTGAATGGATGAACGAAAAGGGGAAGAAAAATGGGTCGTGAAATTAAATCAATCGATGATGCCAAAAGCCTGATCGAGTGGGTGACACAGAACTTCGAATGCATCCAAGGCGCACAGGCCCCGAACGCGCCGCACGAAGGAAGAATGCTGGCTTATCATTCCTTCATAGTGCGCGTCCCGTTGATTGGCTTGGACCTTACCCACTTCCCAGAGCAGGAGCGCAAAGGTCGGATCGCTGGGGCATGTCAGTTGATTGCCATGACTCTTGACCAAGCTCGGAAGGACACCGGCAAAGACCGCCCAATACTCTATTGGAGGCTTTCTAACCGGATCGAGATGGTTCAGGCCAATGAAGAGCGCACCGGAGATACCGCCATAGTGATCCGCACAAGGGTTGCCATTCCGGGGGCTTTTGACGATAAGGTATGTGCGCAAGAAACCGGAGAGAAGCCATGACTGATCTGGAAATGATTAAGAAGTGTGTGGCTAAAATGTGAGGGTGGTATAATCACCTCATCATTCGATCAAGGAAGTAATCATGGCAAAGCAAGACGCTGAAAAGCGGGAGCGGCCAAAGAAACCCGCCCGCGCAAAGAACGCCCAAGGCACCGCGCCGGTAAAGCCTACAGGTAGACCCTCTACCTACGATCCCATAAAGGCAGAATCAATCTGTGAGCAGCTATCCGAGGGCATTCCACTACGTGAAATCTGTAGACAACCGGGCATGCCAGCATGGAGGACTGTCTATGATTGGATGTATCAGGATGAGGACCTTACCGCAGCCATCGCGCATTCAAGGGATTTGGGTTGGGACGCTATAGCCGAGGACTGCTTCCGGATAGCCGACACTCCCATGTATGGGGAAGAAGTTACGGAGAGCGAGGACGAGGCTGGCGTCAGGCGGACTTCGGTCAGGAAGGTCGATATGCTTGGGCATCGGAAGCTACAGGTTGAGACGCGCCTGAAGCTGTTAGCCAAGTTCCATCCGAAGAAGTATGGGGACGCCCTGAAGCTATCGGGCGACAAGGAGAACCCGCTCCGGCTGGAGACTGAACTGAAGGCCAAGGAGATGTTCGACGGCGTGATCGAGGCGCTTGAGGCGGCAAGACGCAAGAAGTCCTGATGGACGTAGCCAAGGTCCTAGCCCAGCCAGAGACGCAGGCAGCATTCCGTGAGATGTCCGTCACGGATCGCATAGCATCAAGCTGGAGGCTTGGCTGGCTGGCGAAGGCCCACCAACACCAGATCAAGCCGGAGGGCGACTGGTGGTCGATCTGGCTAATGCTTGCGGGTCGAGGGGCGGGGAAGACAAGATCGGCGGCAGAGCAGCTAGGCTGGTGGGCATGGACGTATCCAAATACCCGATGGCTGGTGAGTGCGCCGACATCCTCTGACGTCCGGTCCACCTGCTTTGAGGGCGACTCCGGACTGCTGTCTGTGATCCCGCAGGAACTGATCAAGGACTACAACAAGGCGCTGCATGAGCTAATCCTGATCAACGGGAGCCTGATCAAAGGTATACCGGCGTCCGAGCCTTCGCGGTTTAGAGGTCCACAATTCGCAGGCGGTTGGGCTGATGAACTTGCGGCATGGGAGTATCTGCAGGAGGCATGGGACATGATGCAGTTCGGTCTGCGCCTGAAGCTACCTGATGGAAGCCCGACGCGGCTGATCTGCACGACGACTCCGAAGCCTGTAGACCTGATCATTTCCTTGACCGAACGCGAAGAGAACGATGTGGTGATGACTACCGCTTCGACCTACGCGAACATCGGCAATCTGGCAGACAACTTCAAGAAGCAGATTCTGCAGTATGAGGGGACGAAGCTAGGGCGGCAGGAGATTTATGCGGAGATTATCGACCTCGAGGAAGGGAAGGTGGTCAACCGCGATATGTTCAAGCTCTGGCCGCATGGCAAGCCATTCCCGCGCTTCGAATACATCATCCAGTCCTACGACTGCGCCTACACCGAGAAGCAGCACAACGATCCCACGGCGAACACGACATGGGGCGTATTCAAGCCTCAGGACGGACCGTGGAGTGTCCTGCTGATCGACTGCTGGGCTGAGCATCTGGAGTTCCCCGGCCTGAAGCAGAAGGCCATCGATGAGTTCCGCTGCGTATATGGCGAGGGGAAGGATGCCAAGCGACCCGACATGATCCTGATCGAAGAGAAGGCGGCAGGGCTTTCCTTGATACAGGAACTGAGGAAGGCTCACTTGCCGGTGATGGGCTGGAACCCCGGACGCGCAGACAAGATGCAGAGGCTGCAGATCACGGCGTCGATCTTCGTCGCTGGGCGCGTATGGCTTCCTGAAAGTAGCCAGAGGAAGGGATATGTGCGAGACTGGTGTGAAGGTTTCCTGAGCCAGATATGTTCATTTCCGGACTCGACGCATGACGACTACGTTGACAGCGCAACACAGGCATTGCGGTATCTCAAGGATCAGGGATTCTTGGAGATTGACCCGCCGCCAAGGGAAGACGATCCAGAAGAATATGCAGACTATCTCAAAGAGATTGGGCATGACACAAGACAAAATCCATATGCGGTGTGAGCATGAATAAGATTTTCCGCAAGACAATCGCTGATATGATCAAGGAGATCAAGCAGTCTCGCGGAGGGTATGAGGCGAAGCGGCTTGAGCGTGCTGCAGATGAGGTGCCGAACCTTGAGCGGCTGTATCAGAAGGATGCGCTGGATCAATTGTTCCGTGGGGATAACGCCAAGGGGATCATGACCATGCGTCCCGGCGACTTTGAGCGTTACGCAAGGCCGCTTGATTATGACCCAAAATCTCCGAAGCATTTCATGTTCGGTGAGACTGTTGACCCTGTTAAGGGATCAGCGCCAAAGAATCTGACGCAAGAAGAATACCTGCGATACCTTGCTGGCCTGAAAGGTTTCAGCGACGTCCCATTCCTTGAGGTCAACAAGCTGGAGCCTAAAAAGAATAAGGCTACCCTTGCAATCACCGGACATGAAGGTCGTCATAGAAGCAGGGCGCTTGATGCTGCTGGTGAGCAGGCTGGTCTTGTGCAGTTCTATCCGAGGGCGAGTTTGCGTGAAGAATTCCCGCGCAGATATCGTGAGGACTACATCAATGCTCTGAGAGAAGAGCTTGAGAAGCATGGCCGGATGGTGACGCCGGAGTCTGATATTACGCCTGAGGGCGTGATCATTCGACCGGCTATTGAGTTGCCTGACGTCTACCAGAAGGGCGGTGCAGTCCGTAAGGCTGATGGCGGTGCGGCGACTTCAAACGAAGCCATGCTGCGCAGAAGCAAGCGTTTGCAGAGGGTGGAGAAGCCTGTATCAATATCCCCTCTTCAGTTGGCTAGGGGTTGGGCGGCTGGCACCACAGGGCTTCCCGGCGACATCGAGTCGATTGGCAGGATGTTGATACCGGGAGTGAGCGAAGAGAGTGTGCTGCCGACAAGCGAGGAGATGCTGAAGCGTATTCCGTTCGTTGCTGATGATGAAGTCGGTCAACGTGCCGCAGAGATTGGGACATTGTTTGGAGGCTTCGGAGTTGGGACTGGAGCAAAGGCCGCGATGAAGGGTG